CCGGCATCTTTTTGTTTTTTTGTTAGTGGTTTTCTACGTCTACTCTCAAATTGTTTTCTTCCGAGGTATTTTTTACCTGTTTTAGTATTTGTTATTCTATAAACAAAACCAAAAGCTTTATCAGGTGCTTCCGTAAATGGAACACCATTGTATATCCAATGACTATCTTTCATATATGTATTTTAAATGTATTTACTTTTCATCGAGTTATAATTTTGTTTTATCTCGTCTGATGTTAACGTGGTATTGTAGACATTACATGCTTTAATTTGCCCATCCATTGAATATGGTGTACCATAATAACCACCTAATATGAATTTTAGTCCTATGAAGTTTAAGGCAGTAGCGTCAGCACCTTCCTTTTCTAATACAGAATTAACATACAAACTACCATTAACCCCGTCATATGTACACACAACATGGTCCCAATTATTAACAGGAAACGCAGTTGGTGTAGTTATTAATGTTACTGCACTATTCATAGCTAGATTATATACAGTATTAACAGATTTAGTTTCAAATTCACCATGGCTATTTACATAATTAGTAAAAGAAAAATATCCAGCATTTGGTGTAGAATTTCGATAAACCCAAAGTTCTACAGAAACACCCGTATTTGAATTCCCCAATACATCACCAAGAGATGTCCCGAAATCAATAATTTCTGTATTATTAGTAAATCCCCATCCACCATTTTCAATTAGTACTCCATTCTTTAATGAACCTGTAATTGATGGGTCTACTATATTAACTACGTCTAATGGTGCACTTTCGGAATCATATGATTGTGGGTTATTAATATCTACTGCAAATATTAATCCTCTTGTTGTTATTTTAGGTCCTTTATGTCTTGCCATAATTACTCGTCGTATCTAACTATAAATGTTGTTTCTATATCATCCTTTAATGGAATTGCTTGTGCTGTTTTACCTACTGCTAATAATCTACCGTATTGGTCATACAATCCAATTGATGAAACGTATGGATGCCAATTAGATCCGGTTACAAATGGTTTTGCAAATTGTGAGTTTGGATCATTATATTGTCTTATACTTGGATTTGCTGTAAAGTTAAATTCTCCTGGTGCTACTCTACATAATATTTCATTTTCGTACAATGTTAATGTAGACCTAAACTTTAAATTAAAATTATCATCTACTGAACTTGTATAATCAAAAGCATTACCTACTAATACGTTTTGATACTTAGGTCTTGGGTCACTTACTACCATTGTACCTTGTGGATAAAATACATTACCTACAATATTAGTATTATATGCGCTGCCTGTTGCATAATCCATATTACTTAGACTTGCTATTTCAGTTGGTGATAAACCTTTATTATAAATTCTAAATTCATCTAAACTACCAACTAAACCTGTACCATTATCATACCCATTACTACCAACTGTTAATATAGCTGGGTTATGTGTATTGTCTAATGTTGTATCAAGAGTACTACCTTCGTTTACACTATCAATCCATAATTCTAAAGTACTACCGGTTTTATTAAATAATATATGATGTTGGTTATTATCGTTTATTGTTGTTGTTGATATTATTGTTGGTGTGTATGCAATATCACATCTTGATACTTCAACCTTACCAGGTGTTGGTGATGTTTGATTATGTACTTTAATTGCGTATGGATATTTAACACCGTTATATTCTACAAAAAATGTTTCTAATTCTTTTGTTTTTTTATTACGATATGCTTGTTCAATATCACCTTGTTTAGATACAATAAAATTATAACTACTAGATACCATACTTTGTGTTACAGGTAATTCAGTCCAAATTGATATAGCAAAGTCTTCATCATGTTTGTAGTTAAAATCAGTTGCATCATTTTTCCAAATACAACCCGTTCCATCCAATTGAACTTTTAATCCGGTGTTAACGGTTTGAGCACCTGTTGTTGTTAAACCTGGTAAGAAACTAACATTTTTGTATAATAATGGATTGTTACCTAACCCATCGACAATTGTTCCACCACTTTGTTTTACTGATGTTCTGTATTTGAAGGTATCATTAAACCCCCAATATCCAGCTAAATATTCTGGTCTAGGCATGGAACCTGTAACTAATGATGTATCTACTAAATGTCCAAAACCATCATCCTTTAATGTAATATCCCCATTCGTAATTTCTACTGAACGTAATTTAATTCCCTCACCAAATATTTGTTGTGGTATTTGTATATAACTTGCTGTGGCATGAATGTTTCTTCTCATATAAGCAGAATACTCAATATCTAAGTTACTCTTATCTTTTTTGTAATACATACCATTAACATGATACCATGTGGATTCTTGACTTGACCCATCTAAGTTATCTTCCTTACCTTCTGCGAATCCTTCTGGAAAATCATAAATGGCCCAATCCGTATCCATTACACCACGTTTGATTTTTACATCATAAATAGATGAATAGTCAGCATGTGTAATACTCCAATTTTTGAACACAAGAAATGGTGTGATATTGATATCAGCAGTTGGTATATTTTTGAAAACTAACGAGTGTGCCATAGTGTTAATAAATAGTGATTTTTTAAATTATACAAAAAATACCCACTTGTTGAGTGAGTATTTAATGTAATTATTATATGTAGTTTATTTTAATAATCAAGTTTTACACGCATTGTAACTTCATTAGTAAACGACTTTAAAATAGGCTTACTTAATTTGGCTACTGCTAGTAATTCTTGTCTTTCATTGTATAGTCCAACTGTTGTAACATATACTTTAGGATCTCCAATAAACTGTGGTTGTGAAAATTCTCCAAGTCCACCCGTTATAAACGTAGGGTTGTTTGAGAAGTTATATTCTGCATTTTTAACTCTTGCAAAGTAATATGTTGATGTTACTGTTTCTGAGTTTCTTGCAATAAAACCTGAGTCTTCTTCTCCACTATTAGAAGCTAGTGTTCCTCCACCTTGAATTGATGCATATAATTTATATGCGTTGTTTCCGTTAACGTCTGAACCTGTTGATGTATTAAAACTTGCTGAAGCATCTAGTGCATCACCGTTTAATATTATCATACCCATATCAGGATAACTTAATCCGTAATATGTAGGATTTGTTCCATCAGCTTTATATATACCTTGTGATATAGTACCTGATACTACATTGTGTATTCTACCGGCATTACCTTGTTTCTCTTCATTTGTATCACCCGAATCATCAGTTATCTTAACTAGTGCACCTGTTCCAGATACAACAACTTGTCCACCTGACCCCGTAAATTCAGCATTAGTATATCCTGAACCTGTTAATTCTCCTAACCAAATTTCCCAATTTCCTGGATCTAGTTTTTGTCTAATTCTTGCTCTGTTGAAATTAATAATATAAATATTATCAGAGTTTGTACTATTAGCAAATGTAAATGTATTGTCGTCTGGTTCTAGTAATAATAATCTATATTGACTATAAATAGCACGTGTTGGGCTATCGGCATCATTTCCACTAAAATCAGAACCTGAACCTTGTCTATGACCCCATGCAACAGAAAACTGAGCTTCTGCTCCTATTTCAGTAGAACCACTATTCCAAATTTCATAATAGTATTGTTGTTGGGTAGATGTCTGTGTTGATGACGTGTAGAATGATTGTAGAACACCTTTATCACCTGTCCATAATCCCTTAGTAACAACTTCCTTTTGATTGGATACTACATCATTTACAACATCAAACGCAGTAAATATTCTTCCGGTATTTACTTGACGTATTGCTTGTAGTCTTTCTTGTAAAAGTCTTTCTGCAATTTCTTGAGCTCGTTGTTCTACTGCCGAAGCAAAATCAACCGAATTTGAATTTCCGGTATCCGGTGCCGCAACCGGTACAATTGGTTGTACTTCACCTGCAGCTGCATTAATTGGTGCAGTTCCACTAAATCTATTTAATCCCATAGTTTGTTTTTCTTATTTAATATTATTAAAATACTGGTCGTCTTACTCTTGCACCATCTTCTATTGGAAATCCTCTAGTAGTAAATGTTTGTGCTTGTTTAACGGTTACTGTAATTTGTTTTCTTCCACCCGTTTCGTTACCAATAATAGTTAACGTTGCAGTCTTATCACCTTTAATTTGTGTCTTTGCAATAATTTCAAAAGATCTACCTGTTACTGCTATACTTTGTGGTGAATCAGTATCTCCAATAAATCTTGGAACTGATGGACTAATTCCTGTATTTGCCTGTGCTCCAGGTGCTACTCTTAAATCTGCTACATCGGAATCAGATAATATTGCTGTATATCCTAATGTTGCATTACCATTTTCAAATGTTGGTGTTGATGGTTTAACTAATGCTACCTGTCCACCTGTTCTTAATGAAATGTTACCTGTATCTAATTCAACAATTGGTATTCTTGCTGTTTTCTTAGGTAATGTTACTAATTTGTATTTCATCATTTGAGTTTCATCCGGAAGTGCTTCCACCATTGGTAAGTTTTCTATTACTGAACCGTAATATGCTGTACCTAATGTATGTGCTGGATTCCATAAATCATAATCAATCTCATCATCTGCTAATGCAAATTGAGTAATTCTAAATTCACTTTTACCCATAGCTAATAACTCACGCCCTTTGTTTGTAAGTATTGCGTCTATTGTTACAGATGCATTATTTAAATATCCCATTGTCTTTTCCTTTAGTCTTTGTTGTCGTTAATAAATATATGTTTTTCATATTTTCACTATTTTTTTTAGCTTCTATTTTGTATTTTTATTGGAGATTCCCCAATATCAAATACTCCTCTAGCTGCATTTTTTCTTTTTAGTATTAATCCATTAGGATTTGCTGCTGTTGATTCCACAACCGGACCTTTATCAAAGGTATCCTGACTTGGTTCGTTGATGTCTGGTGAAGTAACTTTACACCCATTGTATCTGTGATTTGAGATACCCAAAGGAACATACTCTTGGAAGCTTTTGTCTGAACCTGTCACAAAATAACTATAAAATAATTTCACTTTAACATCATCCACATTTGCTGTTGTAGAACCTGTAATTGCTGCTTGTAATTTAAAATTAAAGTCATCACTAACTAAATCCTCTCTAGTAAATGTTTGACCCCAATCATTATGATTATCACCGTATATTACTTTTTGTGATGATGTTCTCCACCCACCTGAACCTGAATCTACATAAAATACTTCTACGGTTATGTCGTTTACATATGCCCAAACATATTCCGATGGGATAGTTTCTAATCGTACTTGATAGTAAGCACCAAAATCCGTAGAGTTTATTTCTGCCGGTGTCCACGTTGTTCCCCATAAACTAGTACTACCACCATAAGTATCAGTCGTATATGATGATGTTGTTCCTGGATACACGTCTAATGACCATGGTGTATTTATTGTTTCAATTGTTCCATCAAAAGGAGGATGGACACTACCAGAATTTTTTGACAAATATATGGATGCACTCGTTATATATGCATCACCTGATGAATATAATCCTTTTCTTAATACTTTCATTTCGATACCACTAATCAAAGATGACGATGGTATATTAAAACCATAATTACCCGTAACCAAATATTCAGAATATCCTGGAAATCCAGCTATTGTAGAACCTGTTACGTATGCAAACTCTGTACTTGATGCAGTTACATTTTGTGTATCCTTCCAATCAAAAGCACCATAAATTCCTGCTATTGATCCACTTGTTCCGGTTGTAGTTGGTTCGTGTAAACTACGTTTGTCTAATGTTTCACTAACAACATCTTGTGCTAGATTTGTACCTGTATGTGTTATTAAATCTGTTCCAATTGTTACCGTCTTATCAATAACATAATTTGCATCGTTATCATCCGAATATCTACCAAGTGTTGTTGCAACACCTCTAAATACAAAATTATAAGGGTCGTTAAATCCAATTGGTTTAGCACCTATCTGTGCACCGAACCCACTATATACAATTGTATAAGTATCGGCATCAGTACCACTTGATGTTGCTGGATACAATGTTCCACTTGGTATTGCCCAATCTATAAGACTTGAACTAAAGGTACTTGCTGATGTTGGACTTAACCAACCCGTTTCTTCATGAACCCAATAATTACTTGATTGGTTACTAGTTGGTGTATGGACACCTAGTATAATTGATTGTGTTGGTGAACTTAACCATGGTGCACTTGAACCCGTACTAAAAATTGACGGTGTTCCGTTCTTATCTACCAATAAATAGTCGTGAGAATATATTGATGGTTTACTATAATCTTTTGTTATTATTAATGCGGATTGTGATTGTACGTAATCTATATCTATAATATCAATTTTATTAATTGCAACTTCACCTTCATGATTGTGTAATTCATAATCACTATTTTCAGTATCAGCAATACTGTCTTCTTGTACTGATAAATCTATAACTTCTGTAGAATCTACTTGTCCTTTGTAAGTAGTTTCTTCTGCGCTAAGTTCTTCTTCTTCTATTATCACTTCACCCACATGAGTTGTTTCCACAACATCTGGATCTGGATATACGTATTCAAATTCGGCTTTATAATCTAATTCCGTTTTGTTTGGACGTCTAGTTAATACTTTATTTCGTTCTAATACATTTGGTTCTATGACTAAACCTGTTACGGCATTAGCACGACCCGGTAACAATTGTTTAATTTGCTTAAACATTGTAAAATCAAATACACTAAATAATCTAATGTATTCTGCTATATCATTTTTGTTTGAATACTTTTTCCAATACTCTTGAGCAATGTCTTTTAGTTCAGGATATGAATCTTTATATAAATCACCCGGACTTCCAATATAATCGTCAAGTTCAAAGAATCCTAAATGTCTAAATATATCATCGTTAATAATACTTTGTGGTGAAAAGTAAACTCCAAGACGTTTCCCATCTAATGGTGCACTATCAAAAGCACTTACTTCTTGTCTACTTTTTGGATTTAAAGTTCCACGTAATGATGTTCCTTCAATACGAATTTTATCCGCATATAAGTTATTCCCACCTAACGAAGCTCCTTCAATATATTGTTTTTCTTCCCAAGGCAACCAAGAAACTGATGAACTTGGCCAAGTTCCTTCAAAGTTTGCAATAATAGTATTTCCATTCTCAAACGTATTTTGTGTTTGATCTGGATGACTTGATGATATATATGGTGTTGCATCTATATCAATATTATCTATTAAATTAAAACGTGTTTGTAATTCATAGAAACTACCTGTTGGGTTATTACTGTTATAAGAGCCAACTGATGTTACGTGGTTATTAAATATACTTTCGTCTAACGGAACATTCCAATATCTTAATTCTTGTACAGAACCTGTAAAATATGTAGTATTGCTTGGGTTGTTTGCTAACCCTAAATACATACTACCTGATGTTGTCCACGTATCATTATAACTACTATCACCAGGAGATGATATATTAATACTTGCACTTGCGTTAATTGTAAGTTTATTCCATTTATGTTTTTTAACATAAAAATTATAAGTATTATCTATTAGAGTTGCATCACTTGACGTAGCTCTTTGTATCATAATACTTGTAAATTCATCATCAAAAATACATTCATCTAAAATACTTGCAGTTAAATACCCACCTGAACCTGACATATAAAAATGTAAATTTCCTTGTCCTGCTGAACTTGTTGGTTCTAACTCTACAAACATTCGTGTATCACTACCTGAATCAACTTGTAATAATGTATGTTTCCCATAACCACCGTAATTAAATTCGGTATTATTATGTGTTTTAAATCTTAATGTAATTGTATCAGGGTATGAATATGTAGAACCTGTAGAAGAAAGTATTGGAGCCCATTCTGTTTGAACGTGTCTACTATCTGCTAAGTTTAATGCATAATCAAATTGATTTTTATTATATGTTGGTTTTTTATTACTTCTACTTGGTCCACCGTATTCACGTACTGTTAATATACTTTGAGGTACACCGTAACATGCAACCAAAGCACGTACAGAACGTTCAGTACCCTTTGTTTTTAATAAGTACGGTAAATTATTAAGTTGTCTTCTCCAAATTTCCTTAGTAATTTTATCTTTTGATTTGGAAGGCATAAAGCTTCCTGACGACTGAACAACTCCGTTCTCGTTTGTACCTAACGCATAGTCCCATAATTTAGCATCATAGTTACCATTGGCTAAATGCCAACCCATAGATTTTGCAACATCAAAAATTAAATCATCCGGAATTCCATCTTTAGGATGTTCTTCTCTTGTATTAATTCGTGTTAAATGATTTATGTATGACCACATAATATCAAAATGTTGTCCAACCATATTAACGAACAATTCATAATCTTCGTTAAACTTATCAGCACGTACATGATCTGGAATAGACCTGTATAATGCATGAGGGTTTGTTTTATCGTATTCTTCTGCCTTTTCTAATAGATTTTGATAATAATCTAAACTACCAGAAGTTGCAACTAATGTATAAGGTCTGAATGCCGTTTGTATATCCGTTGTTGCTCCACTTACCCACGTATAACTTGCACTTACCCAAGCATTATAAGCCTCCAACCAAGTTAATGGTGTTGTAATTGTTTGAGTTACGTTTTTTGGCCATGGTGTAATACTACACGAGTCAAATGTATATAATTCTTGTGAACCCGATTCAAAGTACATCCATTTTTCAAAATCATCAAATCCAGAAACAACTTCACGTTGTTTAGTTATTGTATCTGTAATGTTAGTTGATACAGACCCTGATTGAGCCGCTAATAATAACACATCCATTCTAGCATCATAAAACTCTAGAAGTTCTAGTTTGTAATGAAAGTTTTTAACACGTTCTGTTGCTGAACTAAAGTGAACAAAGTTTTCTAATTCACAATAATTAACATTAAGCTTTACATCACCAATACTACCACTAAAGTAATTGTCAATTATCTGTTGTGATGTATTTGCATTTGTTCCTAGTAATTCCGTCCAAGTTTGGAAGTCAGTATCCTTTGAATCTAAGTCATGTGTTTCTATGTGAAAATTAGGACCACTTAATGTATTTGCAACATTACCATCTATTGCCGGTAATAATATAATATTATCAGTATAAGCTCTACGGATATCTTTATTTATCCAACAAGATTGTTTTGTAGAAATTGTCTTTGGTATTGGTTCGTATAGTTTTACACCAATGTCCGTATCCGATAAACGAATTATATTAGTAATTTTTAATATATTATTATTACCAAAATTTAATTCAAATAATTCAAAATAATCATCTGCAGGTTGTACAACATAATTAAAATCTTCATTTGTTAATTTAATCGTATTTAATAATATTTTATTATCTAAATGTTCTTTAGCATCTTTTAATGCTTTTGCAATTTCGTCTTGTGTTACAGATGTTTTTCTTGTAACAAATAGAGTACGAAGTGTTTCAATCTCCTGCAGGATTAGTTTTGAATTCTCAAGCTGTTTTTTAATTAAACTAATTTCAGTTGCATTAACATTTATATGTGGTGTTATACCATCAGTATTAAAATCTTCATTACCATATGCAATTAAATCCTTTTCTAAACGTTGAATGTCCGTGTTATATTTAATTGTTACATTATCAAGTACTGTACTAAATATTTGATTGTTCTGTAATAAGTTACTGCCTCTAGGAACAAATTCTGGATTATTTAAGAATGTTTGCATACTCAAGTGAGCATTACCTGTTGCAGTTGCAATTGTTGTATTTGGTGTTGTTATAACAGATTCAATTTCAGATATATCACGGTCAGTTAGTAATGAGAAATCTGGGTCTATAAGTATATTATTAATAAAACTTTTTAATGTAGCATTAGCAATTACTATAGATTGATAGTCTGGATGGTCTTTTTGTAAAGTGTTATTTACACCTGTAGGTAGTTGTGAACTTCCATCCGATGCATTTGGTAAAAAATATATTTCATCCCTAAGTTCTAACCATTTTGCATTGGGTATTGTATGTACATAATAATTTAATAAATCAGCTTTTGATACTATGTTTCGTAAATCCTCATTTATACCATATTCAAACGAATTACTTCGTTTTTCAATTGTGTCATTTACTAGGTATTCTATATAAGCGTTTCTGTCTAGATTATAACGAAGTACATTATCATCTATAATTTGTTTTATATCAACAAATTTATTATAAACTATCTTATTGTTTTCTTTAGTAATTGTTGGTAATTGCGTGGAATCTAAGTTAGCCGTTAAATCAGCTACTCTATTTTGAATATTAAAGAATTTATCAATTTGAGCTTTTACTTTTTCAAATTCTTGATTAAGAGGTTCACTATCACTACGTACAATATTAGTAGATAAAACTAATTCAGTTTTATTTGATTTTATTTCTTTTATAAATAATTGACGATTTGAATTATACTCACCAAGTAAAGGTCTAACAAAATTGTAAACAAATTTATATTCCCCACGTTTAAATCCTAAATCACGTAAATTTGAATGTGGATCTAAGAATAGTCTTGGAACACCTGTTGCTTGTTGTTCTTCTGGTTTTGTAGCCTTCCATTTGTCAACTACATGATTACTAGCTAATAGATTACCGTTCAAGTCATAAACGTGTAACTCAACAGCATCAGTTTTACTTTCACCAAATTTTACATTCTTCTCTTCGAATTGTAAATTAAGTAATTGTTTATCTTCTGAGGTAATCCACTCACCCTCTATAGGTCCTGAATTCTTTAATATTTCGTCTGAATTTTTATAATCTTTAAGCATAGTATAGGATCTTCCTTAATTCACTTATAAATAGTTAAAATAAGAATATTCACCAAAAATCTGGGTAAATAATTATATTCAAAATAATGATGGTAGTCTTAGAATACCATATCTAATATCGGCTAACTTATTTGGGTATGATGCGTAACCATTATTCGGACCGTTTAACTCCGTATATTCAAATGTTTCATCCATACGTGGGAATATTCTTATAAGTGTATCCAGGAATAGTTGAGTTAAATACTCTTGTTGTGGTGTATAACCTAATACAGCATTTTCTTTAGCGTCTGTTACCCTTTGAGCTAAACTTATTAAATTACGTGATTCCGCGGAACTTAATCTAAGTACATTTTCATCTACATTATCAACTAATGCAGTTAATTGATTTAATATAGGAATAATTCTGTCATACTGTGCAACTGTTGATGCTGAAAGTAATTCTTTCGCTTTTTTCAACTCCGCGGCACGTACTAATTCAGCAGCTAATTCTTTTGGATTAATTGCTCTTGCAGCACCCCATAGTGCATGCTTAGCTAAATAATATCGTAATTCCCTTGCATAACTAAATGTAATACCGGTACCAGCAAGATCAGGAATTTCATCTTGTGCAGCCCATTGACCAACACCCCACATCCATTCCATTACAGCTGCAATTTTAATATTATCATTAACACTATCACCTTGCATATCTGGCCAAAAGATTTTAAATGTACCGGGTGAATCAAATGCACCATCTGGTACATATATATTATTATCTACTGCTGATTTAACTGAACTGTTATTTCCTGTCATCTCATCAACTGTCATATCCATACCACGTGTTATCTTTTGGATATTAGATGCTGCTATATGTTCAACTGAATTTACTGTTCTATCATCCTGATCTAACATTAATTGCACCATAGCATAATTTTTAATACGTCTTCGTTCTCCATTCTCAATAATCCAATAATCTAAATCTTCTTTTTGTTTATCTGGGTATTTAGGTGTTATACTAAAAATTGTACCTTCGGGTGGTGTTACTGAAAATCTAGAATTTAATGTAGTAATCGTATCTTGTAATGTATTTATTAATTCTTCCTGAGTTTCATTATCAACACTTAATGTAGAACGTTCATTTAATAATCCCTCCGTTGTACCGTTTAAATCAGCAATTTCGTTATTTAATATTCTCAATTGATTTTCTAAGTTTTCTATTTCGTTTACAGTTTTAAACGGTAATTCAATTTGTTCAAATTCAGTATTAACAACATTTTTAAAAATAGAGCGTTGTATTAATTTATCCGATAACGTAATATCTAATAGATTTTCTGTTTTGGATTCGTCAGAAACAATATAACCTTGTGAGTTACGTGTTACTTGATAGTTTTCTGTTGGTGTTAATTGTCCGTCTTTACTTGTAAGTATTGTACTCCCATCTAAATCTTTTTGTAATGGACCACCTAGTAATTTTCTTAGGATATTATCATCAAAATCATCAGGAGCAAGTTCATTTGATAATCTAGTAATACGCATTTTATCACGTGTTTCAGGTGATATTTTTGTAATCCCTCTATCAATTAAAGTTTGGTCTAATTGTTCGTCCAGATTTGTATTATCAAGAATACGTTGTCTAATTGCATCTTCATCCAATTTTATATTAGTGTAATCAATTCCACCGTTTGTATTTTGTTTATTATCTTTTCTCATTATCTAACCACTTTAAAATAATTACTATCATCAAAGTATTCTTCTGTACCATCTGCAGATATTACTTTAAATACTAACTTATAATAACGTTCCGGTAAAAATCCTGCTGTCCAAAGATCAAGATAGTTACCTTCTTCATCGCAACTTAATATTGTATAGTTATCGTCAAACGGTATAATGTAATCTTCTGTAACTGTATCCTTTACAGCATAATACGTAGTTTCTGGTAAATAGTTTATATCTAAATATGCAGATGATGTAGCAAATGTTCTCTGTGGATATTTTGATCTACCACGTACTCTCATTCTAACTTTACTATCTGTCTTAATACGTTTCTTTAAACCAGATACATATAATACTTTACTTTCTGCATCAAGTGCTGATAAATTACCTGTATTAAATTCGTGATTATCCCAAGCCACTTGTAATTTAGGAATGTATATTGTGTGTGTATCTTGTGAAAAGAATTTAATATTTCCTAACGAAGTTCCATTTCCTTCTGCTGTATCTGGTCGTTTTATAATGAATCCATCATTTTTAATATTACCATATATCCAATCGTTAACGATATTACTAACATCTATTCTAGTATCTGGGTCTGTAAAATTAAATCTTTCAGAACCTATTAATTCGTATTTCTCTACCGGCACCGTTAGTAATGTATTTGTACTTCCCGATTGGAATCCAACTTGTAATTGATCGTTTGCATGTCCCGAACCTGTTATGTATAATATATCATCGGACGATGTTACATTTATAAAGGTAGTTACTTCGTCTATTTTATTAGTCAATACACTTACTGAATCACTAAGTGTTGAACCTGTTATAAAATAATATAGGTTAGACGTTGTGTTGTCTGTTGCTAATGTAAATGATGATGATATTGTAGTTAATATCGTTCCACCTGATAATGTCGTTACTGTTGAACCACTAGTGAACGTATATGTGTTAGCATCAGTACCAGCTAAACTTGCTGTTAAACTTATTATACTTGCACTTGTTACTAATGAATATTCAATACCGTCTATACTGTTAATCTTATCCGATAATGCTTGTACTTCTCCATCCGTTCCACCACTAAAAGCAACTGTATTAAATGTATATTCATTCCCAACAACTCCAGGAATACTTGATGAAAGTTGTAATATAGAACCACTAAACGAAGATGTTACATTTAATGATGTTACATTATTTATCTCAATTGACATTGAAGCAATTGCACTATTAACTGCTGATTCCGACATTGGAAAATAATATACATTTGATGTTGGTACATCTGCTGGAACAGGTAAATCTGCTGCTATGAATGTATATATTGACCCATCTGAAATAATAAATTGATCTCCTTCTGAAATTCCTTCGGATAAATATGATATGTTTGACGGTGTTCCAAGTAATGTTCCATCACCACTAAAGTAATAAACGTTTGATGCTGTTATATCGTTAAATAAAAATGGATTGTCCACATTTACAAAACTTGCACTAAGTGAAGCTGAAACTATAAAAGTATCGTTTTGTGATATATTTGTAATTTCAATAGACCCCGTTGCTTTATTTACATTTACAAAACTACTTGATGTTTCAGTTGAACCAGACATACTAAATGTATAAATTGTTCCTGCTGATGAAGTTACGTAGAAATTGTCGTTCTTATTGATTGATGTTATTGTTATTGGAGCTCCATAAGAAGCTGTTGAATTTATATACCAAGTACCACCACCATCAGTAAGTTGACTTGCACCCGTTGAATTAGGTGCAAATGAACTTGTTAACCATTCACTTGTATCTGTTCTGTTTACCCAAGTAACATCTGTTGTTGTAATTGGAAAATTGAATTTTCTACCAAAACCCATATCCCATGATTGAGAAACTGCATGTACGTCCAATGTATAATCTATTGGGATTTCCGTTCCTTCTACTGCACTTAATACTAGATAAAATTTTGGATTTGTAATTGTACCATCAACGATACTTGCACTAACATCAGTTAAATCAAATTGAGTTAATATACGTGATACTGAATTAATACTACCACTTTTTACGTGGTGTTCCAGCTCAAGAATTTGGTCAAGTCCGGTATTTAAAGAACTTGTTCCTTCGTATATAGTTGCATCCTTGTTGCTAAAGATTTGATAAATCATTTAATTATTTCCTTTTATAGTCCGGTTGAACGTCCTCTTATGTCTTTGTCTAGATATTTTACTTCAAAAATTGATGGGTCTAATGATGGATAAACAACTCCCTCTTTTGTTGCTTGTTCTATGTCATATATGTTACCCGAATAACCTTCGTTAGTATCAAATTTGTTATTCAATTCTACTTTCTTAACAGTCTGTACACCCTCAATCTTATCTAATTCAACTGATATAGTTGATAATAATATTGGTTGATTAATTTGCCATTTCTTAATATCAAACATCGATTTTAATCTAGCCATACATTTTAACACTACTTCATTTGCATTGTAATCTGGTAATGGTACTATTTCAAAATCTATCCCAATATTAATAATATGTGCATTTTTAATATTAATACCATCCGTTAATAATCTGTATGATGATAAGTATTCTTTTAGATTTGCTTTTATTGCAGGATTTAATTGTGTCAATCTAGTTGCTCCGTCAAATCCTAATAAATATAAGTTCATTGCAAATGGGTTAGATATTCTTCCACCTGCTTCTGCTGATGATAATTGGTCATCTTGTACTATATAAGCTTTTGCTATATTACCAAATCGTACAGGTAAACTATATGCACGTACTATGTAATCTTCTTTAGTTACAGCTCTATTCTGTGATGCAAAGTTAGCCATTGCATTATTTCTAATTTGTTCGTCAGTTTCTTTACTAGCACCACCACCTGCAGGAAGTGGATTTGTTGTTGCAACTGAACGTTTTACCTGTGTAACTAATGCTGTATCTAAACCAGCACTATCTAAAATAATACTAACAGATGATACGTCTGTCAATACACCCGCTGAAACATTATCTCCAATACCTTGACCTGTTGAATATCTAACTGTCAATGTTGTATTAGCAGGAGCTAATCCATAGGTACGTGTATATAAAAAGTTACTCGGGTCTATTCCAAAGTCAATATCTCTGTCTCGACCTGGTAATGCAGAACCTACTAAATCTGGATTAGGTATTAATAGTTCATCGGAGTCTTCACTTACTCCAGCACCAAATTGTATTTCTAATCTGTTGTTATCCTTAAAGTCTGTTTTAAATCTTTTAGCTGTTTTACGTAATTTTAATAGATATGGTACTTCATCACGATACCCAGCAAATTCGGGATCGTTCTTAGCAATATTTTGTACTGACTCAAAAATTGTATCTTGAGCTAAGTAAGGAACTTCATACCATTTATTATTATCGGCATCAACAATATCAATAATTTCGATTAGATTTTCATCTGTAATTGTTATTTTATCATATATCCTAGGTGAACCAAAATCATAATCAACCGTAGTAATCTTTCCTGAAACTGCTTTTACTTGTTTTTTAAGTAGGTACCACTCAGGTTCACCTGTTGTATTATTAACTGAATAAACAGTTACCTCTGTTGGACTCATACTACTTGAAAACGCAAAGTCAATTGGTTCTACTGTTCTAAATTCAGCATTTGAATTATCAGACTTTACAACCATATTATCATTAATTATTAAAGCATATGACCAATCGGGTGTTATATCAGTTCCAGTTCCTCTAGCAGGTAATATTTGGAATACATCTAATGTAGCTGTTGCACTTACTGTATTATTAGCACTGTACCCCATTGTTGATGCAAGTGCCATTATGTTTTTAGTTTCAGATGCTTGACTTAACATTGATTCTTTTAAATTATGATCTGTATAATAACTTAATACATCTCCTACGTACGCTGACATTTCAATAAACATCATTCCAGGAGAAGCTTCGTTAAAATCAGTATATGTCTGTGGAAAGTAGTTCTTACTAAAATCTATTAGATTCTTACGTAAATCCCCAAAGTCCCTTCCTAAGTACGAAACGTCCTTGCGTATTAATTCACCCATTATACTTCCTCCATTATTCTTATAAATATACAATTAAGATGTTCTTCAATTATTTTTTGTCGTTTAGCATCTTTTTCTTTAACGTATTTGTGATGTTTTTCATCATATTCAAATACAATGTTTTTCTCTTTACTGTACCCATCTACCCAATAACCCAAATCTTTAATATAAAATTCACCACCGTTCTCAGCATGTTGTAAATCGGTTATTCCAAATTCTAATGCTTTGGCTTCTAATATTGGAATAGAATTTGGGTTATAATTTGGTGACATTTGTCCACCATTATATACGGTACGTTCTATCCGTTTTATTGCAGCTAATCTCATATTTTTTGTGTTCTTCTTTATATTTGTTGGTAATGGTTTCATTTTTTATTCTTAGCTTCCGTGTACGATAAATCTTGTATTTTTTTAACAAGTATGTTTAATTTCTTTAATCTGGCCTTATCCGGATTAATTGGATTACCAAACGTACTCTTGTCACTTATACTTAATGTATATGTTCCCCGTAAGTCGTCTCGGCGTAACCATTTATAATTATCAGCAACTGTAATATTAAAATCTGAGAATGATTTGATTAATCCGTCTATCAGTTTTTGAATCTTGGGAGTTAATGTTTGTAGTTTTGTTTGACTACTGTACCCCTCGTTTAATAAATCTCTTAATTTCATATTTATCCTTCTTGTACTGTTACACCACCTGTTTCGGATAATTCAATTGTTATTACCCTATTTGCTAAACTTGGTTCTATTGATATGTTTACTGATATTGTAATTCCATGACCAACTTGTCCAGGTTCACCATCTAGTTTACGTTTGATATTAACTTGGTCGATTATAATGTAAGGTAACCAAAATTCAATATCAGTGTTAATAGAAATCTTTAATTTATCAATTAAATCGGGTGTATTCTGATCAAATAGTAAATCCCAACCACTCCAACCAAATTGAGGTTGCATGTATCGTTCACCTTTACGTGTTAATATTAAATTTTTTAAATTGGAAACTGCTTGGTCTGTTGTTGTATAATTAAGATGGAAGAAACCTGATTTACCACTAAATGGTAACCCAATACCAACAGCTGTATCATTATCAACATCAATCGGGTTAAATCTAAATTCTTCTCGTTGCCTAGCCATCTAATTAATTCCTTACTTTTTTAAATTCATTTTTTTCATTAAGTCACTATAATCACGTGTTAATGCTTTTGCTACGGGATCTGGTATTGACGCTTTGTTCATAGGTCTTCCATTTATATCCGTGTCCGGTAACATTTCTTGTGCTGTTGTTTTACCTTGTCCTGGTTGTGGAATACCCATTTCCCTTGACATCATATCTCGATAATTACCAACACCAGGTGCATCAGATGCTTGCATTGGTTTACCCATTGTTGGGTATTCGTCATACTCCTCACGTTGGTTAAAACCCTTTGTTTCGTTTAAAATATCTTCAATTGCGGTTGTACCACCTGAATTGTTTTTTTTAGTTGTAGGTTGTCGTCTTTCATCTGCTAGTACATTACTAACAATGTCATCAAGGTTACTTGGTGTAGGACTTGTTTCTACAATTCTCTGTTTTGGAGTTGTTTTTCTAATTTCGGTGATAACTTCTTTCTTAAGAATAGTCATCTCTTTCTTCACAATTTTCGTTACTTCTTCCTTTACGACTAATTGTATAATTTTTGCTAATGTTTTTGCATCCATATCGTTATAGTGTTTAATGTTATTACTTTTGTAATAAATATAAAAAAATGGAAATTAACGGTTCTTTTTAGGAGTATCTGCCGTCGGAATCGAATTATAATCTTTTTCCTTCTTTAAGTAGACATATTTCGATTTTACATCTGGATGTTTTTGTTTTAATTTTGTTACGTCTGTCTTAGATATTTTATTAAAATCAGCTAAATTAATTGGAGGTGTTGATGGTCCGGTACCTGTCCCAACTGTTAAGGCACCACACGCATCTGCTAATTGAGCAATTGTATCTGCCATTGCATCTAATCGTTCATTAAGTGTTTCACCCAATACTGCAGGTTCACCATCTTCCTTAGCATTAGAACCTAAGTTAATAACACTTCCTGCCATATTAATTCCCTTACCACTACTATCAAAGGTAATACCTTGTGGACTACTTAATCCAATACCACCACCGGCAAATATTAGTGTATCCTTTTCTCGTGAGTTAAGTACAATTCTATCAGACGATAATAGTAATTGTTTACCATCAAATGTACTTTTAGTTAAACCTAATGAATCTAAAGCAATTGTATCTCCACTTGCTTTTGCTAATGGAATTTCTTGTGTTGATGTGAAATATATAGAACTATCGTCAAAATTTATGTTCTCATTAATAAAATGATTACTATCCGGTTTTATTAAAAATTCTGTTTTCTGTCCATTACGTATAATAGTAATTGGGTCACCTAACCTACCTTTAGTTTTTTCCCAATGTGTTTCTGTTGAATATTTTTCACTGTCATCATCAATTGTACTACCAAATCTTATGGATTGTCCAAACCGACCCTCAACTAACACATCACCTTCGTATGGTTGTAATGGTCGTATCTCATCATTATCTTGGAATGTTCCTAAGTCTTGTTGTTCACTTTCTCCATTTCTATCAGGATTTCCAGCTTGTGTTTGTTGGTAATTTGCTGTTGTTGATTTGGAACCTTGTGTTGATTTAGATTCTACAGAACCTATAGATGGTAATGCATTGTGATGTATTGATGATTGTATGTTTAGTGGTTGTAAATAATACCACTCAGGAATTACTAAATTCTTACTAGATATGTTAGAAGGACCTTTTAGTAATAATACAACTTCACCTTTGAGTGGTGGTTGTTTAAATGAAGAATTAATTGGTCTTGCAACTATTGGAGCATAATCTTTACTAATTGCATTACGATCAGAAAGAAGTCTACATCTTAATTGATATAGTCCTTCAATACTATCGTCTTTATACGATACTGAAACTACTTCTGCAGCTTCTATCATTAGATATCCTCGTCTTCGTCGTCTGGTTTTAACTTGTTTTTAATGTCGTCGATTTTATCTTTAACACTATCATCTTCTGTAGGTGTATCTTCTACACCAGCTACAACATCATCTAAATCAGATAACAATTGATCTTTTTCTTCTTGTGTTAATATAGCACCTGAACCACCACCATTAGCAATTGTTCGTTGTGCACCAGATATTAATCGTTGTACAATGGCAGTCATTTTAATTATATGGTCGTCGTTCTTAATAGACACATCCATATATTCTTTTATTAATGGTACGATGACAGTTGCATCACCAATGTTTTTAATTAACGGTCTTAGTTCTCCAATTAGCATTTTGATTTGTCTATCTTTTGTTTGTGACTTATCATAAATGTCTTTAAACAAATCCCCTAATTTCTTTCCTTTAAATACTTCATCTTCTTGATTCATATAATCTCCTATTAATAAATATCAGAAAAATTTATTATTTTTATTTGTTTCTTGTTTAGGAAAACGTTCTACTCTACCTGTTTTTTGATAATGTCCAAACATTTCTTCGTATAGACCTTTTAACGTATTTACTACTTTAGTTACATATTGTTGTTCACATCTACTACGTTCTCGTACTAATACATATAAAGCTTTTTTGTTGTAGTTTTCTATCAAAGCTCTGTTTCTGAATATAAAAACAAAACTATCTGCAATTAATATATCACGTCTGTTGTTAAACAATGTTCCGAGGTGTACATCAATATAATCTGAGAATAAATCTATAAACTCCTTTTGGTCTGATAGTATATCATTTGTAGATTCTTCTACGGATATGTTTCTTGACGTATCCATTGCGGCAACATCTGTTGTAATTTTTACTTTTTCATATGCAGTTTGATTAGCAGCAATTAACCAATTTTTTACCATACGGTTGAAATAACTAAATGCTTTTCCCTTTTCCGGTTTATACATATGAATCTTATCAATCATATATGCAATTATTTCATGTTTAATATCCTCTGGGTGTAAATTAATATAGCCATATCTACCTGTGTTATATACAATCTCTGCTAGTTTGTAAAACGGGTAATGTATAAATCGATTGTATATTTTATTCTTTAGAGCTCTATCCTCATCACCCAACTTATTATAACAGCTAATTGCCATTTCAGTAATGTCCGTAAAATATCTTTTGTGGATTCTCTTTCGTCCACGTTTTTTCTTACCGTCTACAATTGTAACTACTTGTGCTTCCTGTGGTGGGTTGATTGGTTTTAAACTCATTTTGTATCTGTTGTTTTATTTAATAATTCTATTAATTCCAAAAGTTGTTTAAATGTTCCTCCAACTTCGTCGTCCGATTCAAATGCCCCTTTAGTATCTATTGCTTTCATTTCTGTATATGTATTCTCAATACGAAGTTTGATGTCAGTAACATAATCTTCCATATTAGTAACATACACATCGGCTTCTTCAACAGACTCTTCTTGATTTTCTAGTTTCTTTACTAAGTTTGTTAATGCAAATGATGTAATAACTGCATATATACTTAATAGTATTACTATAATTCCTTCTGGTGTTGTAAAGTTCATCATTGTGTTTATTTAAATAAGTCGTCAAATGCTGTTTTAGCACTATCCGAAATTGGTTGTTGAGCAGTAGATACTTCTGATACTACTTTTGCTTTTTTAGGTTTTAATTCAGCACCATCACGGTAGTTATCTCTCCATTCTTCAAACTCAACTCTTGCAGCTATCATATCTGCTTGATGTACAATGTACGATAATGATGATTTTAATTTTTGAGCCCAATTGAATCCCATTAAATAATATTTATTAGACTCGTCATATAAACCATCGTGAGTTTTAATTCCAATGAATTCAGTTTCTGTAAGTGTGATACCGTTTTGTGTTAATAACATAATACCCCTAAGTGGTACATCCATTTTAGGTAAATTAGTATTATAATCATAAATCTTACCTTGATTCTTTCTGTGCCAATCACTTGGATTTGGAATGTAATAAGGTTCATCATCGTTACCGTATTTTCCTAAATCATGATTCAATGCAGTAAACACAATTTCTTCGTCACTTGCATTAATAGGACTTCCGGCATCTTTCCACATTTGTAATGTTTGTAATGATAACCTAACTACTCTATTTACATGGTCTACATATCCACCTGGAAAGGCTGAGTGATGAAAATCTACTGCAGATGCTGGCATGAACATAAAACGTTCATCTCTGTCTGTGTAAAACTTTAATAATTGTTTTTTACGGTCTCCGGTAATATATGTTTCTATATATCCCAAAAACTCTTTCCAATTGGCTTCTATTTGTTCTGGTGTTAATTCTTTCATTTTTTATATTTTAATTTTATAGTTTGCAAATTTTTTCATGTAAGTTTCTATTGATGTACCGAAACCATCAATACGTGTTTGTTTACCTTGTGTACGGAACCAACGTTTAACACCTCCTGCTCCTGCTAAATGTGCAGCTGCTAAAATACCTGAGTGTGTTATGTGTATTCCGTTAATAGTGTCATTGTCGTGTTCTGTAATCAAGTTACGTAAAGTTTTTTCATTACGTTTCATCAATGTTAACATTGCTTTATCTTGTAATGTTTCATCACTAAGAAACTCTTTACTTGATACATTCTCATAACCTATTCCATTTAGTGTTGTTCTACTAAACTGATACTTACCTAACATACCATATTTATTAACTATGTCAATTATCATACTAGATTCTTTAAACGCGACTGAATCCATAAATTGTTTAGTTGTCTTTTGTGGTATTACATCAATAACATCAACAGATTGTTTATGTGTATTAAATTCTACTTCCGACTTAGCTACTGTTTTTGTAAACAATAATATGGAAGACATTATAATATATTTTGTCATTATTTTATCTTTTTAATTTCACGTTGAATTTTATTCATTGCAGATTTAATCTTTGACTTATATGTTTTACGTTTTTCTTTTATATGTTCTTTTTTGAGTTTATTAAATTCAACAAACAATGCAGCTCTTGCAGTTTGTCGTTCGTACTTAGTAAGTTTTTTCTTTTTTGTTGTTTCTATAACCGTTGGGTCTATTGTACCAAATAATTCAGGTTGTTCTACTCCCTTATGAAATACTTTACCGTCTTTATGAACGTATTCTTTCATAAATGCCCATCCACGTGGTTTGTCTGATTTAACTCTACGTTTAGGTTCTTCAAATCCAACTAGTTTAGATGTACATCTACTACATAATATGGCTACAACATCAGGTGGTACAGATTGATACGTACCACATAATATACCCTTGAAAAAAGGACTACTTTCTTTACTGTTTCTACAAATCATATACCGGAGTCCGTCTCCCTTATCTATAAATGATTTGTACTCTTCTTTAACTTTTGATTTTTTTACTTTAGTTTTTACTTTGACTTTTGTCATACAACTTAGTTTATGGTTAATTAATATAGTACTAATATACGAATAATTTTCTAACTAGCCAAGCTTTTAACCAATTCTTTTTGGTCTATTGGATTTATGTTCGCCATAAAAATCATCTTGGGTTTGTGGGTGTATAGGTTTACCTTCTGAGTGTGGTTGTTTTTCTATTGGTAAATCTGTTACTTTGATTGTTGGTTTTGGTTTACCCGATAGTTTTTCTTTTAGTGTATTTCTCCAATTTTTTTCTTGTGGAGTCAATTCGACTGATACTGTTTCGTCGGATTCAAGTTGTTCTATGGATTCTTCTAAATTTTCTACATTTGCTTCTGTGGAAGTTAGATGTTCAGTTTCATTTACGTCTTCGTCATCTTCTTTAACAGGTTCCCATTCCATTGCTTCAGTTTGTTTATCCATCATCTCTACATGCATTTCTGGTGTGTAGGTATGTTCGTCTTTATCATTAATCTTATTAAATACAATTACAAGTATAATTGCAAGTGGGTCAATTAATATAACAAGAATTAGAGTTAATACATTTACAACTTTATTCATACTCCAACCAGATACACTAACTATAAATTTTAATGGCCCAATTTCTTGAGCTAGTTCGTCGTTAGATTGTACGTCTATTATTTGTAAATCAAATCGGGTAACCGAATCAACAAGGGCTTCTACCTTTAACGATACTTTATCTCGCTGTTCCTTAAAATCATTTAATTGACCTTGTAACGCTTTACGGGTAGATGAAGATGTTGTTGTGATTATTTCACCCGTTTCTTTATCCTTATACTGTATAACGTTATTTGATAATCCTTTTGATAATTCAGTAATAGATTCTGCTAGTTGTTTTTTCTCAGCTGTATATCCATCCAATTGTTCCTGAAATCTATCTCGTTTCATTTCAATTACATTCGTACGCTTATCCATTATCTCTAATTGGTCCGCTGTTGATTGGAACGCACTAGTTAAATACCCATATACACCAATACTTGTTATTGTCATTACACCAATCAGGAATATACCTAATATACCCTTTAATAACCAATTTAACTTATCGTTAAACTGATGTAACACAGATGCGATTATTAATTTACTAGCTTCTGCAAAACTACAAACAATGGCGGTACCTAATACAGCACCTGCATACATCTTAGTAAGTCCAAGCACAGAAAAATATGCAGCACTAATGGTAAGACCTAATGCAACTATTGCAACTAATACCTTAAGTACTGTTTTCATATTACTCCGCTTCGATCAATTCTTTTATTGATTCTAGTTTACGTAGATTTTCTGCTAATAGTTTTACAGCTTCTTCAGCACTAATTGTTGCTGAACTTATATTCTTAACTAAAAAGCTTAATTGTAATTCTAAACTTTCAATTCTAGTTAATATTCCTTCTTTATATCTCATAATGTTTTGTTTTTTAATTTAAGCAAATTGGGTTTTCTTGTCCTTCGAATTTATACGTTACAATGTATCCGTCTTTATTCTTTGAGGTTCTTCTGTCTAGTAATATCATTCCATCCATTATTAAACCGTCCTTAATTGCCAATGCATCTTTTAATTGTTTTACGTGTAATACAACTAAGTTTTCTGTTATTAATATTCTGGCTTGTCTAGGACCAAATTTGTTTTCTAATTTTTTACTATCATCCTCAACTAAATACGTATATAGGTATTCAAGTTTTTTCATGTCTGTTAAACTAACAAACGATTGGTATAATACTTCTTCCATCATAAGGTCTCCTTCTGGTGTCATTTGTTATAAATATAATTTTTAATGATTTTACCGACTACTTTCATAAATTTACTTTTTATATTTTTTATAAAGGTCGTTTAGATATAATAATATTTCTTTGGATAATACACAATTACGTTCTGAGAACCTACTTTTAATAAGTTCAACCATTTCGTAATCCGTATTTCGGTCACGTATTATTAAATTATTACTAATAGTATTACGTAATTTACCTAAACGAAGCATCGTTTCTGTGTACATGAAATCTGTTACTTCTGTAGCTGGTATAAAGAAAGCTTCTAAATGAGATTCTAGTAATAACTTGTCAACTGAGTCATATAACTTGTCTGAATTGAGCACTATATTACGTAACCTATCACTACCATCATGCGTATTTAATAAGTTATTAATAAATTTTTCAAAAGCATTATCCCTCTTGTCCATCTTCTTCTTTGGGTTCTTCAAGTGGACCTTCGTCAATATATTGTCGTAAACTTTTTATAACTAATCGTTTATCTTCAAGTTGTTCCTTTAATGATATATTTTCTGATTTTAACATATCACATAAAGTTCGATCGATATACATCATAATAATAGCACCACATAATCCAGCGAATAACGCAACCATTATATCTAAGTGTCCCATTATACGGTTCTATTAAATTTACCAATACGATATGCAATTTCAGTAGTTTGAATACCACTTGCGATTGTTTCTCGAATACGTTCTAGTTCTTTCTGTGTAACCGGTATTTTGTTTTTACCAATTTGTAATGTACCAATGATAGGTCTAACTGCACCTTTTTCATATTGGTTTTCATATTCTTTATTAGAAATATTATCACTTAATTCAAAGTCAATTTCATAATAGTTTCTTCCCCATCTGTTATGTCTTTTGTTTGCCGGGATTGCATCGTTTTGATTTACACTCATTTTCTTATAGTTTTGTTTAT